GCTTGGACGCCGCAAATAGGCCAAGACTATTGCCGCCACCATCGTCGCATTATCGAAGGCGCAGCCCGTGACGAAAAACTGAAAGCCGAACGCCACAAGGCCAAGCGGCCAACGCTGATTTTCTTCGCGCAGTCCAAGTACGACGGCTATTGTCGGGATAAAGATTGCGGCGGGCGGTGGTCGAAAGGCGAGGCGTGTTATTGGGATTCGCAGACGCGGGAAGTGTTTTGTGTTGAGTGCGGTGAATTGATGTCGCCGTATTAAATGGAGAAAATAGATGATCGAATCCGGAGCCGTTCACTCTTTTGACTTCCTCTCCGTGCGCCGCGACTTCCGCACGCTGAAGCTCCGCGAGCAGTTTTCTCTCGAAATCCTCCTGGCGGAATCCGATTGGGCGTTACTGGCCGATTTCCCGCGAGATGCGATTGGCGCGATTCGGCTGGTGTTTACTGATGCGGGCAAGCAAGTCAATCTGGGCTTCGATGGCGTTTGGCGCAGGCACTTTAACCGCGAGCAGTCGGGTGAAATCTTTCTGATTCAACTCAGCCTGACCGGCCCGGAGTGGTGGGCGCTTGGCGACCCTTCGCAACTCGGCAGCGGTGAGGCGGGAATCTGTTGGCAGACGCGCGCCGTGAAGCCGGAGAAGGTTACGAAGTCGCGGGCGGTGAAGCTAGCGAAGGGCAGGTACGGCCAGGTCTGGCGCTCGATGATGAGCTTCCACAATCGCCTGGACGTGCGGGAGTGGCTTGGTGTGGAGGTTGGATATAGATTTGAGGCAGAGGCTATAGCCAAGATTTATGAGCGGTTCAACGTAACCAGTCGGAGCTTTATTTCGCCGGAAGCGTTGCTTCACGTGCTGGGCGAAGCGCACATCAAAGGCAAAGTAAATCTGGCCGGAGCAATAACGTTTGTCGAAGGCATCCGGGCGAAAGTCGGGAAGCCGAGCGTGGAGGTGCGATAGTGGCTTCAATAAAACAATTTGCCGAGTCGTTCGATTACGAAGCGCACCTACGCAAACGCGCTCAGGAAAAGGCCAAGCGGTTTGCATCCTCTGCTCAGCAAGCGCAGCCCGCTGAAACGTGGTGCCTGCCCGTGATCGAAAAGCCGAAGCGCGAAAAACAAATTATCCGGCAATCGAAAAAGGAACTGAATAAAACCGAGCGGCGCTTTGAATTGGCCTATTTGATGTCGTGGAAAGCGACGGGCGAAATTGACCGATACGGCGGCCACGAAAGCATTCGGCTTGAACTGGCCAACGGCGCGCGCTTCAGCCCGGATTTCCCGACTTGGAGAGATGGGAGATTGACGTTTTTCGAGGTGAAAGGTGCGAAAATATGGGATGACGCGAAAGATCGGATCAAGATTGCGGCGCGCGAATACCCGGAATTCACTTTTTATCTGTGCCAGTGGAAAGCGGGAGAGTGGATTATTCAGAAAGTTCTACCTTAGCCCTTGCCTTCCCTTCCGCTTCTTGTACTATGCACCCGTTCGATTCTGAATCTTTGGAGAGACACAGGACGATTACCGAATATCAGCGACGAGCGGCCAGCGTCGAATCAAATGGGAATGCAGACCGGCCATACATTGACTTAATGAGCGCGGTTGGCAATCTGGCCAATTGCGCTACGCGCGTAGAGGACGCCAACACAAAGCCGATTGCAAAAGGAGTGGACGCAATAAAGCAGTCTTGGCGGGAAGGCCAGGACATCAAGTGCGAGGCCGAAGCGGCAATCGGTGCGGCGCTGTTCAATCTGGCAATCATTGCCGCCGAGCTTGGCCTTGATCTAGAAACAACTGCAATCGTTCAACTGAAGCGGCTGGACGGCGCGACGAACAGCGGACGGCTTCGGGCGCTCGCAGGGCGGGAGGCGAAAAACTGATGACAGCAACAAGCATAATTGCTAAAGCGATGAGGCTGCCGCCGCTTGGTATGCCGGTCGTCTACTTTAACGCCCCGCGTCAGTGCGCCATCACTGGTGAGGCTATCGCGTCAGGCTACGACGCGCAGGTGCTTTTCGATGGCGCATCCGGCCTGCACCTGGATTCTGTAACAGCGCTTCACTCTGGCGTTGTCTCGGAAGCAACGGCGCAGGTTCACAAGAACAGTTGGAATCTTGGAAGTCGGGTTTTCACGGAATCTGGCGCGCATTACCGTCCGCTGGTGAGCCTGAAAAGCGCACGTGAACAAGGACGCCCTTGCTGGCGAGAATTGGTGCGTAGGCTGGTGACTGATCACCCAAGCGAGATGCTTGTGATGATCCTGACGGACGACTTCAAAAAGCGCCACTGGCACAACTGCCGCGCGGGGCAGATCGGTAGTGCAACGCCGATCTTTGTCCACAGTGGCGAGTACCACCTGAGCGCACTGCTGACCGTCAATTGGCCGGTGATGCTCACCACGCTTGACCTGCTCGAATCTATCTATGCACGTGGCTTCACACTGCGCGCGCTTCGCACCAATCTACTGACCGAGACGAAGGCGGTGACCGCGAATGGATTGGCTGAATCCTTTCGTCTCGAAAAGCAACTGGCGGGACTGCGCGGCACGCCGGGCTTGCGAATCGTTGATTTTGTGAGGGCGGTCGTCCTATTATAAGCTTGAACGCGAAAAAACTAAGCAGGTTGTGCTTGTAATCACTACTTCCGCAAATTTCCTTTACGCCACGCAGCCCCGGCCTTATAATCCTCCCACTGTTAAATACCGGCTGAGGACGAAATGCCCGAAGCATCGCGGGTAGATGTTCGGGCATTTCCTTTTTCCGCAATCTGGTATAAATTCCTACCGTTCCCACAAACCAACCTGCTCGCGGTAAGGTGCAACCAAAGGCAAGCAACTCGTTCTTTTTGGCGCTGAAAAGGAAGACTCGGTGAGAATTGGAAAAAATACCCTGCTTGTGATCGTTGCACTGTGCGTCCCAAATTTGGTGGCGCTTTTTTTGCGTGGGCTGTTTATTGATCAGCCTCCCAGCCCTTCTTACTATGCCCGTTGCGGTGGCAATGCGATTGCGTGGCTTTTGGCTTGCTCAATTGGGGCGGCGGTTGCCTGCTGTGTGCGCGGCGCGGCGCTCTACCGCACGGTTCGCCAGCGTCCGAAAGGCCATCCCATGAACGGGCTGACGATGAGCTATGTGATCGAAGCATTTATTTGTGGGTGGGTGTTCATCTCTCCCGCGCTGAATTTGCTTTTTGTTGCTCCGTGCTGGCTGACTCCGTTTCTGTATACGGCAATCACAGGATCGTGTGTCTGGGTTGCGGCGCATACGGTGCAGCGCACGCCAATGCTCGCTCAAGTGCCTATGTTTGAAATCCAAAAAATCGAAGAAATCCAGGCCAGGCTCCGTGAGAACAACGTTGACGAAGCGCAACGTTTGCTTCAGGATTACCACGAATTAAAAGCAAATATGGAGGTAGGTAAGTGACCAATAGCGAGGTCGGAGCGGCAATAGTGACAGCAGTTGCGGGCGGTGGCGCTCTTTTTACGTACCTGGGCAAGTGGTTGGAGCGACGGAAGACGGGAGCCGAAGCCGGGAATCAGGAAGCGAAAACGATTAAGGAACTGCTTGAAGCTTTCAGGGAGTCAATGAACGACGTTGAAGGATTGAGCAAAAAGCTTCTGGCGTCGGAGAACGAAAAGATCAATCTGATGCACGAAGCCGCAACCGACAAGGCGTTGCTTCAGGCGACAATTAACGAATTGAATACAAAGCTTGAAGCTCAGCAAGCCCGGCAGACCGGCGGACTTCGTACCTTGCGTCAAGAGATGGAGCACATGGCAGCCCGACAGTCGCAGATATTTGATCTGTTGTCGCGGATGGAAGCGCAGGCGCACGGCAACCCAGCGCAGAAGGAAGGCCACCCTTGAATTTTACCTTTGGAGTACTGACAATCGCTTGTGTGGCCGCGTTCGTGGCTGTGGTATGGTATACCCAGCGCGAGCGCCCGTTGTCTGATGAGCGCCTTGATTACTATCTGAAATTGTTACTGAAGCCGGGGCAGGAAGGGAAGCGGCGAGGCTCAACGGGATTCCGAACGACAACCGCGACGATAACGAAAGAGGAACACTATCAGATTCGCAAACTGATGCCGCCCCAACTCATTGCGGCTTGGGAAGAAAAACAGACCGCGCTTGATAATCACTTTTCCGTTCGCGCCTTGAGCCTCGCACAAGTGATGCGGCGCAAGGCGAGCAATCCCACTTACCAATACACGGCTGACGACCTTGCGGTTTTATGGCGTGAGGGTGTCCAGCAGGAACCGGAGAAAAAGCAAAGTGAAAACTAAAACCCGAAACCAATTGATGCTATTACTCGCGGCGCTGATTGTGTTGGCGGCGGCGATTAGCGCTCAGGCGCAGACCTGCACGCCACCGCTTTGGCAAGGATCGGTCAATGCAACCGGAAGTTGTAATCGGCTCGTCGTTCGTTGGTTGAATCGCGACAGCATTAGCCTGATTGACCACTTTACCGTGCGATGGCTGACCGATGGCCTGACTCACACCTTGCCAGCGAACGCGATTCAGGACGTGCGAGACGACATTTATTGCCAGTGGGCAAGCCACGTCACAATCACTCAGTTCAATAAAAACGGCTCAGTCTGTTTTGTGAATTCAACCGGAGCCGCACCGCATACGCCAAGTTGCGATCTTTGCTCAGGTCAGCAATCGCCCCTCGGCGTGGTTAATTCCGCTTCCGGGCGTGGTTATTCGACGGCTGATAGCCTGCTGACCGCCTATGGCCAGAATCTAACGACCGTGACCGCCACGGCCTCAACCAAGCCATTTCCTACGAATCTGGGCGGTCTGCAAGTGTGGATTGATGACCAGCCGTGCGGATTAAGTTTCGTTTCCCCGCTGCAAGCTAACTTTTATGCTCCGGCTGGAATTCGGGCGGGCTTGCGAACAGTGCGCGCAACGAACGCCGCCGGGCAAAGCTTCTTTGGGGATATTTTCATCCAGACGCAAGGTCCGGGCGTGTTTACGCGAGACGGAACCGGCACGGGCGCAGCGGCGGCACAGTATTACCCGAACGTCGCAAGCTTCTTTCTGACAGGAATCAATCCGGCGCTGTTTAGCCTCGGAGATGTCCGGTTGATTGCGGGCGGCGTGAGCTATCCGGTGCAATACGTCGGGCAGACCGGAGACAACTTGATCGGTCTTGTGCAGATAAATGTTTTGAATTTGCCAGTCAGCGGACAGGGAGCCTTTTTCCGCGTGGCGGGCTACGAAAGCAATGGTTTTGTTATTCAAAGGTAAACCGATGAACGTGATTTACGGCATGCATCTTTCCCAAGTCGCCTGTCTGACGCTGACCGCGAAGGTCCGAAGCCCTAACCGTGAGCAGTGAGAGGTTCCAGTGTGATTGACATTGCCCGCAACGACACAATTAAAGCGCTGAACGGCGACATCTATGAAATCACATTTGTCGGTGCCAGCGCGTGTAATGCCCGGCTTGTGGCAACGCAGACCGGCACACGAGAGTTTTACTTTTCAGACCTGGTTGTTTGTCTTCCGGGGCCGGAAGATTGGGTCGAAATCGCAGAAAACGAGGATTGATTATGGACAAGAAATTGATGATTTTGATGCTGGCCGACAGCGGCTTGGATACCGCGGTAAACTTCCTGAATGCCAACGCGTTGGCAACCGAGGCAAAAGCGAAACTAGAAACCGACCCGGCAAAGCAAAAGGAAATTCTGAAGAGTGCAGCCAAGGACAGGGAGGTTGCCAAGATTCTGAAGGCGGCGGATGCGGCCATCGAAGCTTACCTTTTCCCGATTTAAGTTTCAGTCGTCTGCGCTGTGCGTGCCGTCAGCAGTTGGAATACGGCAGCGCGGATTGCTGAATCGCTTCCGGTTGCCGCGCAAGTCGGCGAGGCTGGCTGGGGGGTCGGTTCACTGACCGGCGGCAACCGGAAGTATTGAATTTATTTTGTACTACGGGTAGAGTGTGGCTCGTTATGATCGAAACAGTAATCATAATTCGTGGCGATGATCCGGCGCAGGTTGAGCAAGTCGCGCAAGCGATTCTAAATCAGCGCCCGTACCTGAACCATCTGATTGCGGGCGTGAACGAACGGATTGACGAGTTGAAAACTTTAGTGGAACGCCGAACGGCGAGTGACGAACTTGCCGATGCAACGCGGAATACTCTTCTCCCCGTAGTCGAAGAAACCGTGAAGGCGCTGGACGCCCTCACTCCCAATAAACAATAACCGCGCCCGCCGGGTGCAACAGGAGCTATAAAAATGGCACAGCAAGATCTTGACAGACTGAACAAAGCTGCATCGGATTTGACCCGCGAAAAGACCCAGATCATTGAGTTGGTCACAACTCAGCAGGCTGGCCTTGCGAACGCGGCGAACGAGATCGCGGCGCTCATCGCCAGCAACGCGGACAACCAGGCGATTGTGGATGCGGTAAGCGCAACTCTCCTGCCCGCCGTGGAAACCGCCGTGACAGAATTTGACGTGCTGACGCCGGAAAATACCCCGGTGATCGAGACGACCGAATAACAAGTTTCGGGCTGGGCCGTCCGATTGCTGTTCTCTGGGTGAAGATGGCAACGGATACGGGGATCACGGCTCAGCCCGAATTGATTTATTTCCTTGCGATCTCCTAATTTTGGGGTAAACCAACTCAGCCGCCTCGCACAACGGGGCGGCACTTTTTCAGCGAGAGACACGATAGCAACTCCTTCGCGGAGCGGTGGGCGGAGCTGGCGGAGATGCATGAGCGGTGGGGATCCGAGGCGCTTGCCTTTCACTACCGGGAATTGGCGGAGGTGGAAGAGGGATAGATGCCAAAGCAGCAAAAGCCAACCTGGCGAAACCGCAAGATCGAAACGAAGCGCATGCGCGCTGGCGATGTACTTCCGCATCCACAAAACACAAAACTACATCCAGAGAAACAGAACGCACCGCTACGTGGATTGCTTGAAACCGTTGGCAAGCTAGACGATTTGAAAGCCTTCTACTCCGCCGAACACGGCGGCGCATTGATGTTCTTCGATGGCCATGGACGGCAGAGCCTTGATCCGAATGAAGAGTGGGACATTGATATTTATGACATCACGGACGATGAAGCGCGGCTGGCCATATTGAGTTTTGATCCGATTGGATATGAGGCGGTGCAGAGTCGGGAGCGGTTGGATTTGTTGTTGCGGGAAGTGAGTACCGGGGATGAGGCGTTGCAGAAGTTGTTGAGCGATGTGGCGGAGAGGGAGGGGCTTTATTTGACGGCGGATGGAAATGCCGCTGGCGAGGCTTCGGATGCCGAGCCGCAGATTGACCGAGCGGCGGAATTGAATAAGAAGTGGAAAGTTGAGAGCGGTGATCTGTGGCTGATTGGCGAGCATCGGTTGCTTTGTGGGGACAGTACGAAGGCGGAGGATGTTGAGAGGTTGCTTGATGGCGCAGTGCCGAACCTGATAGTGACTGATCCGCCGTATGGGGTTGAGTATGACGCGGATTGGCGGAATGAGGCATTCAAGGGCGGCGATAGGGCAACAGGCAAGGTGACCAACGACGACAAAGACGATTGGCGGGAAGCGTGGGCATTATTCCCCGGCAATGTCGCCTATTGCTGGCATGCAGGTCTGCATGCCAGCAATGTTCAGGCGAGCCTAGAAGCAGCAGGGCTTGTAATGCGCTGCCAGATCATTTGGAGCAAGAAGCATTTTGTAATCGGACGCGGGCATTACAGCACCCGCCACGAGCCATGCTGGTATGCAGTGCGCGAAGGTAACAGCGCGTCTTGGGTTGGGGCAACAAACGAACAAACCGTTTGGGAGTTTGGACTAGACGAGCGAGCCGAGGGCGGGCATTCAACCCAAAAACCGCTTGAATGTATGGCGCGGCCAATTCGTAATCACGAAGGCGACGTTTACGAGCCTTTCTGCGGCAGCGGCACGACAATGGTCGCCGCCCAAAACCTAATCCGCAAATGTTACGCGATGGAAATTTCGCCAAACTACTGCGCCGTCATCCTCGAACGAATGGCAACCGCCTTTCCCGATTTGGAGATCAAGAAAGCACTATGACAACCCTTGATCCTCAATCCATCATCTCCGCCATCCGCGCCGCAACCGGCGTCCTCCCCATCGCTGCGCGCAACCTCGGTTGCACCGAAGATGACATCTTGCAGGCCGCACAAATGGAGTTCCGCCCGCCGGGACGTGACTCACTCTGCCCCTCTGGGGCGTCGCTCGTTTCTACTATGCCCGCCCCTTCGGGTGATCCCGAGAGGGTGGCTGCGAGAAAAAAAGATTTCCGGTTTTGCGTGTTTCACGATATTTATTACCTATGAAAAGCAAATCTGAAAAGGAACTACTTAACTGGGAAATATCGATGATAGAGAAAAATCGCGATCAAGAAATAGCCCTTCAAAAAGCCGCAATGAGAACCGTTCAGACCCTCTTGGAGGGCGAACGGATTGGGTACAACAATGCCCTGCGTTGGGCAGCGGATTGGATTACTAACACCGCAGGATCGAACGGTGATCCTGCGGTGATCGAGTTTGCTAGCAATATGGCGATGTCGTTCAATGCCCATAAAAAACAACCAAACCCGGAGGGCTTTGCTATCACGCCCGCAAAAGGTTTTGACGTGACCGCCGCCTTGAAAGAGCGTGGTGAGTGGCCTGATGAATAGCGCCATCCGGCGTAGCGACTACCGGGGCGGGGCGGGCGGAAGAAACCAGAAGGCCCTGGCACGCCTCCATTCCGCCCGCTCGCTCAATCGCTCGCAGGGCTTCACTGCCGGGTGCCGGGGGTCGTCACTTGCCCCTCTGGGGCGGCGCTCCTCCCTGGACGAGCGCCTTCACGCGGACAGTTTGCCAGAGGGCAGGCGGGAACTACGGCGTTTCAGCGAGCGCAAAGATTATTTAATCAACGGCAGAACCGTCGCCGCTCAGCTACCGGATCAAGAGGACGCGGATAATTTCCCATTCGCGTCGGCGGTACAGAGGAGTTGACAAAGAAGAATCTTCTTCAGGGTCAAAGACTTTCTCTCCGTCCCACGCGACCCAATGACCGAACGATTTACCATGATGACGGATTAGTACTGCGATAGTTTTGGTGGGGAGCGGGTAATCGCACAGTCGTTTTCCGTTCCCTGCTTTTGACGTTGACCATTCTTTTCCGGTCAGTCCTATGAGCGTCCATTGCAGGTCAGAAACGCTCATCCCTTGTGGCGAGTCTGGGTTTGGATCAACGTCGGCGGCTTGGTCATACGATGTGTTGGCGAGCATTGCGGCGACCGCTAATCCGCAATCAACCCCATTTCGTTGTTTTACGTGTCTCATAGGGCTAACCCTAACATGTACAGCAACTTAGAGTCAAGTGAAGTGTCAGAGCAGGCGCAGAAGAAAAAGAAACTGACCGGCAGGCCAACAAAACTCAAGCCTGATGTTCAGCAACGAATTATTAGCGCAATCCGTGGCGGTAATACGTTGGAAACGGCGGCGGCATTTGGCGGTGTGACCTATTCCTGTTTTCGGGAGTGGGTAAAAAAGGGTGAAGCAGGGCGAAAGCCGTTTGTTGAGTTGTTTGAGGCTGTAAAAAAGGCCGAATCTGAATCGGAAATTGAAAGTGTTTCCCGGATTAAGCTCGCGGCGCGCGGTGGTCAGGTCATTCGCCGTGTGACCGTTGAGAAAGCGGATGGCACGACGCAGACCACGGAAGAGTTTTCTACCGGACAATGGCAGGCGGATGCCTGGTTTTTGGAGCGTCGGCACTCTGGTCGGTGGGCGCGACGGGATCGAAATGTGACAACCAACCTGACCGTCAACCCGGACGATTTAACCAATGAACAACTCGCAAGAATTGCGCTCGGCGAAGACCCTACCCTTGTCCTCGCTGACGCCAGACTGGGCGAAGGCGCAACTTAAAGAGCGGGCGCTGCGACTCAGGCAATCTCAAGTTGCCAAGCCATCGCCGCCAATCTTTCGCGGTGCGTCTCTTGAAATTCAATCCTACCGAGGCCGGGAGTGGGTACTCGCTGGCCCTTCAGAAACCTCTAAAACCTGGGCAACGCTTTGGCGACTTGATTCCCTTCTGCGCGAAACGCCAAAAGCAAAAGCCACACTCGCGCGAAAGCTTCAAACCTCAATCTACTCAACTGTCCTTGTTTCCCTGGAAAAGATTATTGAGATTCGGGAAAAGCTTGGCGATGAACGCCCGCTTATGCTTGGCGGATCGAAGCCGCAGGAATACATCTACCCGAACGGCTCACGGCTTTGGGTTGGCGGTATGGATAATCCGAACAAGATTCTGTCTGGCGAGCGCGACTGGATTTATATTAACCAAGCGGAAGAATTAACCGAGAACGATTGGGAAATCCTGTTGACGCGAACAACCGGGCGCGGCGCTGTGACGAAAACGCCAATGCTCTTTGGTGACTGCAATCCCGGCGCAGAAGATCATTGGATTCAGAAACGGCTTTCACTCAAAGTCTTTCAATCGAAGCATAAAGACAATCCATCACTTTATACAGAATCGGGCGATCTGACTGAGCAAGGTCAACGGACAATGGCAACGCTGCACAGCCTGACCGGCATCCGCAAAAAGCGATTGCTTGAAGGTCTTTGGGTTGGCGCGGAAGGCTTATTCTTTGAAGAGTTCGATCCGGAAGTCGGCGGGCTGCACGTTTGCGAACCGTTCCCGATTCCCGAAGATTGGCCAATCTGGGCGGCGCTTGATTATGGATTTTCCCACCCGACCGCTTTTGGTCTTTTCACGGAAGGCAATGACGGCGAGATTTATATGATTGCCGAACACGTTCAAAACAAGTGGTTGCCACCGGCGCACTGTAAGGCGATCCGGCGCAAGGTCGAAAAGGCAGGGATTGCTTGGCATCGCGTGAAAAATATTGTGGCTGGCCACGATTGCTTTCAGAACAAGGGAGACGCAAACGCTAAGACAATTGCCCAACAATATGCCGAAGCCAAAGACCCGGAGACGGGCGAGGCTATCGGATTGAACATGACAAAGGCTACTATTGACCGTGTATCCGGCGCGCAAGAGCTTTTGACCAGACTCGGAAATGCAGAGGCAGGCATTACCCCATCGCTGAAAATCTTTGAGACTTGCAAGCGAACAATTTCCGCAATAACGCGCGCCGTCGTTGATCCGCTAGACGCGGAAGCCATAAAGAAAGTAAACTCAGATGTCAATGGTGAAGGTGGAGACGACGAAGTTGACATGCTTCGCTATGGAGTAATGACCAGACGCCGAAGGAAATGGGATACCGCCTAAATGAGCGAACAGCTTCAAACAACCGAAAAACCAAGCCTGCCTCGCAGATTTTATGAATCCGTAAAAGTGGCCAGCACTGCTTTCCGCCTCCGCTTCACAGGCTACTATGGCGGCGGATACAATCAGCAGTGGACGCGAAACCAGTTAAGCTACTTGATGGATGGCTGGTTTAATAACTCCCGCATCAATTACGCGCTTGAGGCTGGAAACCTTGTCCAATCCTCGCTGGTGATGTCGGTTGTCAATTATCTTGGCCGCGTGCTTCCACAAGCCCCGCTTCAAGTGGTCAAGATGGACGCAAAAGGGAAAGAAAGACCAGTCCCAAACCACCTCGCAATCAAGCTCTGGAAACGCCCTAATCCTTACTACTCCGGCTCGACCTTGCTCAAGTCGTTTGCCTTGTCGTGGATCACATGCGGCAACGCTTACATTGCGAAGGCGCGGAATTCCTACGGCCAGGTGATCGAGCTTTGGTATGTGCCGCCTGATTTTATCCGCGCGTGGTGGCCGGACGATTTCGCCCCGCCGTTTATTCACTATTACGAATACACGTCGAACGGCACGACCTACAGGGTGGAAACGAAAGACATTATCCACTTCCGCGATGGCGGCGATCCGGCAACGCAAGGGCGAACCGGGCTTGCGTGTATCGTGCCTGGGTTGCGTGAAATCTGTGGCGACAACGAAGTGCCGACCTACCAATATCTCCTGCTGAAAGCCGGTGGCTCGCCGCCGGTTGTTCTGGCGCTGAAGGATGGGCAAGCGGGCGTGGATTTCAGCGCCAAAGAAGTAAAGCAATCCTATCTCGCAGCGACAACGGGCGATCAACGCGGCAAGGTGTTCGTGAGTGGCAACGCGGTTGAGCTTACGAAAGTTGGTTTCAACCCGTCAGAAATGGACTTGAAGCGATTGCGCGATCTTGGGGAATTACGGATTGCCTCGCTTGCGGGTATCTCGAAAGAATCCCTCGGCTTCGGTGCCTCAGATTCGGGAGGGAGCACTTACAACAACGTCCGCGAAGCCGACAAGCGCACGCTGACGATGACTGTTGCGGGCATCTGGGATTACCTGGAAGAAGAATTAACGAATCAACTTGGCCCGGACTTCGGGCTTGCGGAGGACGAGCGGTTTGATTTCGACTTCTCCCAAGTCCCGGCACTACGCGAAGACCAGGACGCATTGCACAGACGCGCTGCGGGCGACCTGGATGCGGGCGGGATCACGATTGACGAATTTCGGGAGATGATTGGTATGGAACCGATGCCGGATAGCGCAGGCAACGTTTTGCTAATTTCGTCAACCAAGCAGCCGATGACGCCAGAGGCGATTAACAAGGCGGTTGAAGTGCAATTGAATCCACCGGAGCCGCCGATAGTGCAGTTAGGCACAGGCGATATGCCGAAGCAGTTGGTAAACGGCAGAGCGAAAGATGAGGTGATGAATTGATTACCGAAAACTTCTTTGACGACTATAGCCAACGTGGCATTGTGCTTGGTAGAAAGATTGCCGAACTATCGCGAGAAGATTTAATTGCGACAATTGAAGTTCTGCAATCGGTGTTGCGGGCATCTCATCGTTTGGAGCGCGAGGCGCGGGAAAGTGAACTGCAATCTTTGAATCGTTCTTTGCACTACGTGAACTGGATGCAATCGGGCTGCGTGCAGCATCCTAACGGCTGTAGCTAAATGCAATCTTCTCCCCGCTCCCCATTCCACTGCCGCCACTGTGCGCTTGAGCTTGGCACGACGGATGGATCACGGCTGTTTTTGGCGGTGCTGATTGAAGGCCAATTGCTGACGATGGAGTTTCACGAAACCACGCGACCGCACTGTCCCGCTTGTGGCAAGGTGTCGCCGTGGATTCGCCAGAAAAGTCAAGCGAAAACCGCTAGTTGTTTTTCGGAAGTTGTTGTAGGATGACGGCGATATGCTGACCGAAATACAGAAACAGCAGGTAAGGGAGCAGATAGGCGCGCTGCGCGCCGCCGCTGCAAATCAGCCACGGCACGTCAAGACGGTGGCTGAAGCGCGGCGCTTGCCCGAAGGCGGCTCGTTTCAAAACCTTGAAATTGTCGCTGACGGCAAAAAGCTATTGATCCCTTATTCGATTGGCGTGTTGGTACTCACGGAGCCTGACGACATCTTGTTTTTTACCGACAGCGACGGACGGAAAATGCAAATTGTCCACACTATTTTGGGGCCTCGCAAATCCGAGGTTTAAGTGACCATCAATTTATAATTTAGGCTGTCCTTTGGACACACGCGGAAATGAGCGCCGCCAGAGAATTAATTCTCTGGCGGCTTTTTTCTTTTGGAGCAACCTAATGCCCGACTCCCTAATTTATTTTGGCGATTCGCTGAAAGCCCTGGATGAATCGGGCAAAATTGGCGGCTACCTCGTTCGCTTCTCGGACGACGGAAAGCAAAAAGACCTGTCCGGCGAATACTTCACCAGCAAAACCTTTCTCGGTTCGCGCGACGGTGATGGCGTGGACGCGATCTTTCATCACGGCCAGCCGTTGCCCGTCAAAGCCAAGTTGAGCGATGCGGCAATCAAAGAGCTTGATGGCTTGCGCGAGCACGTCTTTGCGCCGGTCAAAACCAAACGTGACGCAATCGGTATCTGGGCGGAGACCGTTTTGGACATGGCCGATGAGTATGAAAAAGCCGTTTTCGGGATCGTCAAAGCGGGGAAAGCTGGTTGGAGTTCGGGCGCGGTAAGCCATCTGGTCAAGAAAAGCGCGGACGGTCAGATTACCCGTTGGCCAATCGGCGAGGCGTCAATCACGCCATGCCCTTGCGAAAAACTGAATCGTGCAGTCACGGTCAAGTCTCTGGATTCGATCAAATTTGTCTCAGTGATTGAGGGCGACGAAGACGATCCGCAGCCAATCCCCGAAAAGCTGACCGGCCTCGCAGTCAAACTGAATCAGCACATTGACGACCTGGCAGACGATAAGGGACGAACGCGGGATGCCATCGTTAATCAATTGGCAAAGCGTTCTGCTGTCAGTGTGGACGCCGTAAAGCGCATCCTGTCTGGTGAAGACAAGCCTACCGATGCCAAGCTCAAAGCCTTTGCAGAAGTGCTGGACGTTGATTTTAACGTGCTGAAATCCGCCACACGCCGCGACCACCTACAAACCATCAAGGGAATGTTTGAGGACGCACTGGAAGCCCAGACGCCAAGCCGCTGGGAACTGGAAAGTGTTTACTGCAAGATCATCAAAAAGCTGGCCAACGCTGCATCTGCCGCGAAATTGGCCGGAGTTGAGTTTGATCTGGATGCCAAGCTTCAGGAAGCGACCAGCGAATATACAGCCTTACTCCTAAAGCACGCCCAAACGCAGATTGCCGATTGGCTGGAATCGGACGGCGACGACGATTTTTATTTGAAAGCAATTTTGGACGCACATTCGAGCGCCGATTCGCTCACTGGTGCGGATTTAGAGTCTCACTCCCAAGTAGCGGAAGCCGTTGCAAGGGGGTTCTACAACCGGCTTCGTGTTCAGCACGAAGCACGCAAGCGCGAGTCCCAAAGTGGAACCCACGACGGACAAGTAAAAGCAGGCCGCGTTCTCAGCGAAAAGAATCGCACTCGGCTGGATGGGTTTATCAAGCAAATACTGGCCGTCGCCTCAGACGCTCAGGCATTGCTTGACGAATCGCAACCGATGGCATCCGACACTGAGAAGCGCGCGATTTTGGTTAAAGCCCTTCTGCGAAAGCAGAAACAACGCGAAATGGGAGTTTCGTCATGAAGACTTTTGATGAATTGATTGCGAGTGGGACGCTCGTGGAAATCGCCGAAGCGATCAAAGCACGGTCTGAGCAGTTTGCGCCGCTCGCCGCGAAATCGGCAACCACGCAGGCCGACCTGGATGAGATGAATCGGCTGGATGATGAGATGGAAAAGCTCACCGTCAAACAAGCCGACCTGAAGAAAATCGAAGACGCGAAGACGCGCAACGCCGCCCGCACGAAAGCGTTTGGCGTTCCGGTTGGCGCACTTCCCTTCACCGGCGAAAAGAACGCGGACGGCAGTGAGAAGAAAAGCTATATTCCGGCGCACAGCACGGCCCGCCACACGATGAAGCACATCGCTTTTGGCACGCGCCAAGAGAACGAAGAACAGGCATACAAGTTCTTCATGTGGTTTGCTTCCCAGCTTGATCCGCGCACTGGATTGCAAGCGAAGGCGGCTCAGTTCTGCGCCGATCACGGACTGAACACCAAGACGATCAACGAAGGCACAAACGACCAGGGCGGCGCACTTGTCCCGCAGGAGTTCGACGCGACGCTGATTCGGCTGGTGGAAACCTACGGCGTCTTTCGTAACAAAGCGATGCTGTCGAATATGTCCGGTGAGACGAAAACACAGCCTCGCCGGACGGCTGGCATAACTACCTACTGGGTAGGCGAAGGTCAGACAATCACGGCAAGTAACCCAACGTTCGACAACGTGATGTTGGTTGCCAAAAAGCTGGCCGCAGTCAGCGTGATGAGTTCGGAAGTCAACGAGGATTCCGCACTGTCCATCGCCGACATTCTCGCGTTTGAAATGGCCTACGGCTTTGCACTGGCGGAAGACCAAGCCGGATTCAACGGTGACGGTACTTCAACCTACGGCGGGATTACCGGCGTTTTGCCGAAGCTGAAAGGGCTGTCCGGCACAATCGCGAATATTGCAGGGCTGTTCGTTGGAGCAGGCAACGCCTACAGCGAATTGCTGCTGACTGATTTTGAAGGGACCGTGGGACTGTTGCCGCAGTACGCTGATCCGCGCGCCGAGTGGTACTGCCACAAGAGCTTCTTCCACACCGTAATGCAGCGGCTCGAATTGGCTGCCGGTGGTGTGACGGCTCGCGAAATCAGCGAAGGCGACCGGCGCGGGCGACCGCTTTTCCTGGGCTACCCGGTGAACTTTACACAGGTCATGCCGCGCATCGAAGCGAATAGCCAGGTATGCGCGCTGTTCGGCGATCTGGCGCTGGCGGCGACCTTTGGCGACCGTCGCCGACGGACAATGTTTACCGATCCGTACTCGCTCAGCACGAAGGATCAAATTTTGGTACGTTCGACGGAGAGGCTGGATATTAATGTTCACGACTGTGGCAATTCCAGTGCCACAGCAGGACTAAGAGTGCCAGGGCCAATCGTCGGTCTTATAACTGCTGCATCGTAAAGATTTACGGAATAATTAAAATTCCAAGTCTTTCGAGAACAAGGGCGGCAGCGGATACTGCCGCCCTTGTTCTCACACTCAATTGGAGAGAAATATGGCAGAAAAAGCCAAAGAAACAGCGAAAGAAGTTTTCGCCCCGCTGTCGGAACTGCCGAAGCCGAAAGCGAAAAAAGAATCTCACGTCATCACCGTCTTTTTCACGGATGGTACGCGCGAGAGCCAAGCTTTTGATGGGAAGGCAGACGACGCGGCCAGGCTTGCAAAAAGCATTGGTGCTGAAGGCTACACCAAAGAAGTAGAAGCCGGAGTCAACTACTATCCGGCCACGCAAATTAAACGGGTGACGGTTCGCGCCGTTATCGAATAGCAAGTCTCAATCGGCGCGGCAAGAGCCGCGTGCGACGCGAGCAAAAGGAGTCAATCATGTTCGATCTTCAAAGAGTTAAATTCGCTTCCGTTCTCGCTCCGATTTCCGTTGCGGGCGGTGCTACTGCAACCTGCGTTGAAGTGGACACCAAAGGTTTCCGGGCCGGAGCTTTCTACATCTACTCCGGGCTGGTCGGTGCAAACGGCGTGACCGTCCTGAAGTGGCAACAGTCGGATACTTCCGGCTCTGGCGGCGTGGATATTGCCGGTGCTGGACATACGGCACTTGTGGACGCAAACGACGGGATCGCGGATGGCTGCTTTATGGACTTCCGAGGGATGAAGCGGTACATCACACTGGTCATCACGAACGGCTCAACTAACGCGAGCTTGCTTTCGGCGTTCGCCTTGCTTTATCGGGCAGAGGAATCGCCGGACACCGCAACTGAGCGTGGCCTGTTGGAGCAACTATTTGTTCCTGCGCTGTAATGTCAAAGAAAACCGTCTACACTCTCAATGTCAACAACTATGCGCCGGAGATTCGTGCCATTACGTGGCCGCTTCTTCGGCGCTACGCTGACAAAATCGGCGCAGGGTTCTTTCCAATTACTGAACGTCATTTCCCTGATCAAAACGTTGTATCCGAGAAGCTTCAAATTTACACGCTCGCCAAAGAGCGCGGCGATGATTGGATTTGTTACTTTGACAGCGATTGCCTTATTCATCCAGACATGATGGACTTTACGGAAGTCTTGCCGCGCGATACGGTTCTCTGTAACGGGACAGATTACGCGGCTTGTCGGTTTGAGTATGACGATTACTTTCGCCGGGACGGTCGGCACATTGCGACCTGTGGCTGGCTGACCGTGGCATCAAGCTGGTGCCTGGACGCCTGGAAACCGCTGGACGACCTGAGCTACGAAGACGCGGTAAAGCGGATCAAGCCGACCGCAAGGGAAGTGCAAGCCGGGATTCCGGCAGACCACTTGATTGATGATTTTATCGTTTCGCGGAACGTCGCCAAGTACGGATTGAAGCACACCACGTTTCGCAAAATTCTTGGCGAGATTGGACAGGTAGACGCGCAATATCTTTGGCACGAATACCTGGTGACTGAGAAAGAAAAACTGGCAATGATGAAAAAGGTGCTCAGTGCCTGGACGGGAGGACAGTTCAAGTGAAGATTAAGTGCGAGAACTGTGGCCAGTCTAACGACATCGGCGAAGCAAACCGCGAGAATCAGTTTTGCGGAAATTGTTTCGCAACGCTCACTGACCGAACGGCGGAGATGGAGCACAACCAGGCGGAAATTAAGAAACTGAGATGGTGGGAAACAAATGCCGAGCCTGTCCGCACAACGTGACGCCGCCCTGCTAATCCTGCAAACCTACGTCTTGCCGGATATTCCGCCGACGATCAGCACGGAAACGCTTGGGCAAATTCTTGACGCGACCCGGCGCGCGACGATCTGGGAAGCGGACACGGAATACTTCTACGGTGATGTCATCCTGCCCACCGTTCGCAACGGTCACGCTTATCAGTGTACCCAGCACGGAACGAGCGGCGCGACGGAACCGGTATGGCCGACCGGCAACGGCTCAACGATCACGGATGGCGAAAGCGATCCGCTTCTCCGATTTCAGGAGTATGGACCGGATTGGGCGAACGTCTACGACACGCGCCGCGCGATCCATAATGCGGCAGTCTACAAGATGAACCAGGCGGCGGCGTTGCGCGCAAACGGTAGCGAGCAGATGCAGCAGGTTTACGAACACTGGAAAGAGATTTCAGAAAAGTTTTCTTCGATTGAGGTGGCATGAGCCTTGTCAGCGAACTGCAAGCCTTCAATATTGATTTCCAGCGACAGACCACGCACGACGCGCAGGGCGAGGGCGGCACGGTTACTTTCGAGCAAATCAATAACGACACCGGCGAAATTGAAGACTTCTTTACCTGCTCGGTTTTTGAATACACTGACCGGGATTTCAGAGGCAATCGCCTCCCGCCAGACGCCCATTTTGAAATGCGGATACCCGAAGCTGAGCTTTCGCCGTCGGACATTATCGGCTGCGGCTCGCTCCGGCATCAGACCGCACACGGCACGCTGAGATTCACACTTCTGCGCGGGACGGAACTTTGGCCGACTGGCCTTGACCGCGTATGGCGCTGCCAGATGGCGACGATTGAAATTCTGCCCCAAGGCGTTGGCACGGTTCTCCGGTTCAGTGAAACGACCTACGCGCAGATCAACGAAGACGAAGACGCGCTCCAAATAGCTGCTTAACAATGGCCGAACTTACTGCACAATACATTCGGGAACTTGGGAACGCGGCAACGTTAGCAAATGGCCAATACACCGTTGTTGACCAAGGCGGCGATGCAAAACGGGTATTAATCGAAACCGCCCGGACGTATTACCAGACGGGCATTAGTGACATCTACGCCCCGCTCGCCTCGCCTGCACTCACCGGCAATCCAACCGCGCCAACGCAAGCGCCAGGCAACGATTCAACGCGGATTGCAAACACAGCCTTCGTCGCCGCAGCAATCGCGGCAATTCCGCCGGGCGCGTCAGAGTGGGGCGACATTGGCGGCACGCTGAGCGATCAGACCGACCTACAGGCTGCGCTTGATGCGAAAGTGCCGGTCACGCGCACCGTCAACGGCCACGCACTGAGCGCGAACGTCACGGTTACACCGGCTGACCTCTCTTTGGTGATTGGCACAAACGTGCAGGCGTGGGACTCTGACCTCGACACCTGGGCAACGAAAACCGCACCGACCGGGACGGTCGTTGGCCACGACGATACTCAAACACTCAGCAATAAAACCTTTATTGCGCCAATCCTGGGCGCAGCGCAAGCGACCTCTCTTGCAATCGGAACAGTTTCGCCACTGACCACGCTACACGTTGCGGAAACCTCGGTTTCGACGCCGCGTGGAATTACGAACAGTCAGCACTCTGACAGCACGAACAGCGCACGGATCAATCTTTTCAAGTCGCGCGGCACAAACGCAAGTCCTACGATTATTCAGACCGGTGACGTGCTGGGGTTCATCAGTTTCGGCGGATATGACGGCAGCAGTTATTTGGAAATGGCGGGGATTCGCGCCGTTTCGACCGGCACGATTGCCACAACCCGCGTGCCGACGCAATTACAGTTCTACACCGCTACGGATGCCGCGCCTTCGGTGATTACAGTTGCTCTGACAATCGGTGCTGACCAAAACGCTACCTTTGTTGGAAGCGTCACAGCGACCAGCTTCAGCGGCAGCGGCGCAAGCCTGACGAATCTAAACGCATCAAATCTGGCCAGCGGCACAGTCCCGCTTGCGCGGCTCGGTTCAGGCACTGCCAATTCGTCAACATTCCTTCGAGGTGACAATACCTGGGCAGCTCCACCGAGCGCCCCTGTCTCTTCTGTCTTCGGACGAACAGGCGCGGTTGTCGCACAGACTGGCGATTACACCTGGGCGCAAATTGATAAGACAGTTTCAAGCCTGGGCGATCTTACAACGCGCTCAGCGTCTGATTTAAGCAGCGGCACACTACCTGACGCGCGATTTCCAGCCACCTTGCCAGCCGTAAGCGGCATAAACCTGACGGCACTGAATGCATCTAATCTTGGCAGCGGCACGGTGCCAACAGCGCGGCTCGGTTCAGGCACTGCCAATTCGTCAACATTCCTTCGAGGTGACAATACCTGGGCAGCTCCACCGAGCGCCCCTGTCTCTTCTGTCTTCGGACGAACAGGCGCGGTTGTCGCACAGACTGGCGATTACACCTGGGCGCAAATTGATAAGACAGTTTCAAGCCTGGGCGATCTTACAACGCGCTCAGCGTCTGATTTAAGCAGCGGCACACTACCTGACGCGCGATTTCCAGCCACCTTGCCAGCCGTAAGCGGCATAAACCTGACGGCACTGAATGCATCTAATCTTGGCAGCGGCACGGTGCCAACAGCGCGGCTCGGTTCAGGCACTGCCAATTCGTCAACATTCCTTCGAGGTGACAATACCTGGGCAGCTCCACCGAGCGCCCCTGTCTCTTCTGTCTTCGGACGAACAGGCGCGGTTGTCGCACAAACCGGCGATTACGGCTTCAGCCAGATCAGCGGCAGTGTGGCCGATGGCCAGCTTTCGGCCAACGTGACTCTGCTGGGCAATACAACTACAGGAACTGGCGCAATCGTTCGCGCAACGTCGCCAACCCTGGTGACACCGACTCTTGGCGTTGCCACTGCCACATCAATCAACAAAGTTGCCATTACGCAACCTGCAACCGGCGCAACCCTAACCATCGCCGACGGCGCAACATTGACAGTCAGTGCCAACGCGACGACCAGCGGCACCAATACCGGCGATCAAACGATTTTGCTGACTGGTGATGTGACCGGCAGCGGCACGGGAAGTTTTGCAGCAACGATCTCGGTAAACGTAGTGACCTTTGCCAAATTTCAGCAGATCGCCACTGGCGTGCTGTTAGGGCGATCCACGACTGGAATCGGTAACGTTGAAACCATCACTATCGGCTCAGGACTAAGCCTGGCAGGCGGCGTTCTCAGCGCTTCCGGCGGCGGCGCAGTGTCTTCAGTCTTCGGACGAACAGGCGCGGTTGCCGCACAGACTGGCGATTACAGTTTCAGCCAGATCAGCGGCAGCGTGGCTGATGGCCAACTTTCGCCCAACGTGACCTTGCTGGGCAATACAACTACAGGAACTGGCGCAATCGTTCGCGCAACGTCGCCAACCCTGGTGACACCGACTCTTGGCGTTGCCACTGCCACAACGTTGACCAGTCAACAAAACGGAATCGGAGCGACATCAACTGACGCATTCATTCTGAGCAATACGACAGCAGCGGCAGCAGGCGCTCAGCAGTGGAGTCCAAGAATTCGCTGGACAGGGCAAGGATGGAAGACAAACGCAACAGCAGCCAGCCAGACCGTGGAATGGATTGCCGAACTTGTACCAGTTCAGGGAGCAGCCAATCCGACTGCCAGTCTGAATTTTTCGAGTCAAATAAACTCTGGCGGCTTTGTAAACGTTTTAAGCCTGATTGGCATAAGCGGCGGCGGCACGGGGCTTGAAGTTACCAGCGGAGTCTCTGGAACGGGTATTACTGTTAAACCAAGCGGCGGCGCCAACGAAGACTTGAAACTTTTTGTCAAAGGTTCTGCGAATGCTTACCTGGGAGTAAGTACCAGCAACGGCATTTCAGTATCACCATCAGGCACCCTTTCAGGCTCTGCCGGTGCGGTATTTGGCAGTCTTAGTGGAATCAACCTGGATATTAGCGGAGGGCCGCAATTAACCAGCGCCCATTCGATCTCTTGGGCCAATACTACAAACTGGTCTGCGACCAAAGATATTCGGATTTTTCGTTCCGGCATAAGTGTTCTGGCTGTAGCGGGAACAAGCAGCTCTGCGCCCGGAACGTTTAGCAGTCCAGCCAATTCACCGGCGCAGATCACAGCCAATCAAAACAACTACGCCATCGGCACTGGCCTGTTCAATCGTGTCAACTCCGATGCCAGCCGAACAATCACAGGGGTTGTCGCAGGCCTGGATGGCCAGCTTGCACTCGATTGGAACGTCGGATCATTCGATCTGGTTTACAGCCAACAGGACACCAACAGCACGGCGGCAAACCGCTTCGCAAACGCGTCCGGCGCAAACCTCACAATCTCAGCGGGGCAGGTGGCGTTGCGGCAGTACGACAACACAACGGCACGTTGGCGTGCAGTATTGCTGGGCAATAAAACTTCGCTGACCGCCGGAGATTACTGGGTTCCGGGAATGGCCATCCCAGCGACCATCGGAAATTCCGCATTGGTTGCCAGTACAAATCAGGTGCGCGTTGTTCGCGTCTTTTTGGATCAGTCCATCCAGCAAGACCGCATAGCCATCAACGGCGTTACCAATGGCGCAGGCGGCAAGGCATCGTTCGGAGTGTATTCGAACGACGGCAATACGCTGCTTTATTACAGCGGACTGGTTTCAACAGATTCAGCCAGCCCGTGGTCAGGCACACAAACCATCACCCTGAGCACAGGCGGAACCATCGGCCCTGGCTATTTCCTGTTTGCCTGGACGGCGGACAACACCAGCGCGACCGCGCGCAGTTTTACGCTGGATTCCAATTTGCCTGCCGTGTTGAACCAAGGTTCGTTCTTCGTGGGAACGGCCGCGAATGCCGCAACCGGCGGAGCGTTGCCTGCAACGCTGGGAACGCTGACCAGCTCCAATTCGATCACCTCAATTCCCATCGGGAAATTCTTCAAGAGTTAAAGACATGGCCTTTCAAAAACCACACGAACATGAATCCGGCGCGGTCTATCCCGAAAGTTATTGGCGCGTCGCTGAAGTTGCGATCAACAAAGCGGGCAACACTGGCCGAGTAGATTTCCACGGCTTTGTGAATTCGACTGCCGCAAATGCCAACAAGCGATTGACGAGGTATGCGCGAACCAGAACTATGACGCGCTCGATCCGGCAACACGGCCAAGCAAACAGAACTTTTTCAATTCCTGGCTTCAGCAATTGCTGAAAGAGCAATCACGGCAAGCGAGAGAGACGGCGGCGCATAAGGCCGTACCACCACCGGACGTTTCCGACTTGCCATAACAATCAACCGCAATCACGAAAACCAATCAGGCAGGTTTATATGCAAACAGAAATTACACTTGGACAAGTAAGGCTGGCACTCGCGATGCCGGTCAATCAAAACGGCCTCCCCGTTGGCGTCGCGCCGTTTGAAAAACTGGCGCAAGCTTCCCTTTCTTCGGCGATGATGTTTTGGATTGGGAACAAGATCAAACCGGACTTGCAGAAGCACTTCGAGGATATGGAGTTGCGGCGCGTGGAACTGATCAAAAAGCACGGTTTCCCGATCAAAGACCCGGCAGGCGAAGTGATCCCGGAGCGGTTCGACTTCACGCCGGAAGGCAGGGAAGCGTTCAACGCGGAGTTTGATGAACTTTGCGCCCAGGTGGTGACGATTGACGCCCGGACGTTCACGCCGGAAGAGTTCGAGAAATACGAATCGGCGCTTGCACTGGTGAAATTCAACGGCAATGACATGGGCGCGTTGGACTGGCTGATTAAAGAGCCGGAGCAGGCGAAGACGGCGGCAGTTGAAAATATCGCCGACCACCAGAAGGCGAAAGAGGCGGCAGGGTAATGCTAAAAGCGAAAGTCGTCCTTGATAAACAAGTCTTTTTGGACGTAGTGACCGGCCAAGCGATGCGGCAGATCAAGGACGCCATCTACGACCTGAAAGCCCTGATTGCGCGTGCGTTTGGCGGCCTAAAAACCGGCAGGCCGGGCCGATTCCGCCAAGCATCTGCCGTTGGCGAGGCTCCCGCGATTCAGACCGGCAACCTATTTCGCAATCTCAAGGAAAGCTTTCCGACTCCGCTAACCGGTGTGCTTTTGATTGACACGCCCTACGCGCGGATACTGGAAGAGCAACTTGACCGACCGTATTACACGCCCGCGATCACGAATATGGTGGAGCGGTTTAACAACAATCTGACCGGGAAGTTTTAAGAGAATGCCGACGCCTTACGAAATTCAGGTAGCGATTGCCGCGCTCATTAAGGCGACTGTCCCCGACGCGCGGGTGATTGGGCGCAACGTCCTGGGCGAGCTTGAGATCGGCAACTGGTCGGTGTTGCACGACACAACCGGCAAGGTTCACGGCTGGTTTGTCAGCCAGCGGGCGGACAATTGGCAGGAACTGGACAGTGGCCCGGGCTACGCAGGTTATGTTTTGGAATTCGACGTTTGGCAGGTTTACCGGTATGAATCGGGCAACGACACTACCAATTCAGAGAAAGAATTTGCTGATGAGCGGGAGCTTGTGAAGGCCGCGTTTACCAGCGGATTGCCTTCTGAATTGACCTGGGCAGACCCGCTGACGTTCCCGGAAATCGGACTGTTTCCGCGTCAAGCACAGAATCGGCTCCCGGTGCATATCGCCAAAGGGATTGGGAAAGTGAAATTAAAGACGGGCGCGAACTGCCCCTAAATCCGGCGCATCGCGCCATAATAGTGAGGTGAGAAAATGGCTTTCAGATCAAGAGATGCGGTGCGCTACATCAGCAAAACCCGGCAATCCGATGCCGCAACGCCCGTGACTACTGGGGCGAACTTTCTGCGCGCGGCTTCGCAAAATCTTGTCCCGCAAATTCCACAAATGGAAAAGCGCACCGACGCGGGACGGGCGGGAAATATTTTCCCCTCTCAGCCGCCGTGCAATCTGTATTGGCTCCCCGGCGATAACCTGAATTACCAGGCGGACGCGGACTTCGACCTTGGTGGACGGCTGAGCCTGCGCGGTGTTGGCGGCTCGATTACCGGGCCAACGACGATTGTTTCATCGCTCGCATTCCGTTATGTCGCATCTATGATTTCCGGTGCAAGCGGCTCCAATGCGCTGCCCTATTTCACGGTGCTCGACGATATTCCCGGTTCCGGCGCGGATCACCTATTTGCGGGTTGCCAAGTTGGATCGATGACCATGAGTCAGGACGGCGCAAACCCGGTCCAGTTGTCGTTCACATTCACGAATACCGGCAAGCACCGCTCACCCCATGCAGTCAGTTCTCTTCCCTCGCTCGCCGCGTTCTCTTGCCTGAAAACGTTGTCAATTGTGGAGTACACGGACAGCGGCGGGCTGGTTGATTTGGCGGCGGGATGTGATCTGAAAGCTTTCACGATTACGCTTAATAACAACCAGAATCCGACCGATGACCGCTGCTCTGGCGATCCACACCAGGATTACGGCGACTACACTGCGGAAGGCGGAGACTCTGACCACGCCTATCTGACAAAGATCGAGCGCGGCGACCCGACGCTGACCGCGACTGTGACCGTTGAGCTTGACGCGACGATGGCGCAGCAGCTTCAGGCGGCGGAGAACGAACCGCTGACTAACGTAACCTTCGGTGCGCTCGGTGCCGACCTTGATCCGGGCGGCACGCCGGATACAACATTTGAGTTTCTAAAGTGGATCATTCCGACTGCCACGTTTACGGCGGTTGTCGTGGGCGATAACAACGGGCGCGCGGTGATGACTCTCACCTTCCAGCCCTACACCAGCGGCACAAGCGTGCTGACGGTGCAGGTTCAGAACGGTCAATCAACGGGCGTCCAGTAAGTAGATTTCATACTTATAAAATTACCAGATTTCGACAAAGGGGAAGTTATGGCCGAAGAAATGGTGAAAGAACAGATCACCGAAACGCCACGCCAGCGAGCGCGGCGAGAAAGTTACGAAGCTCGCAATAAGGAAGCGATGGAGCAGCGGAAGGCATTGCTGAAGCCGTGGGAGACGGAAGCCGAGGACGCGCAACCGCTCGCCGCGCCCGCAGTCCAAAAAAAAGACGGTGTTGTGGTGGGTGATGCGAAAAGTTAGTGAATTTCTGCGCGCCGTCTGGTCACTCGTTCGCTGGGGCGATGCGTCGCTCGATGAACATGACCGGCGGCAGGAAATTTGTATGGGCTGCGAACATCTCCGCGTGAAACCGGTCGGCATCTTTTGCGGTGCCTGTGGTTGCCCGGAGTGGCCGGTAGCCGATATGAGGACGAAATGGCGGTTGCCGGATTTGGAATGCCCGCTTGATCCGCCAAAGTGGTAATCAAAACGAGATCGGCCTGCTAAGCGCGGAGTGATTGCCCGCGTGATGGTGGCATACCTGAGCTACTGGCAGGCCGATTCACAATTCAGGATGGCTTACAGGAGGCCAATATGTTAGAAACCGCTACCGTACCCGCACAAGAGTCGCAAGTTGATACCCTTCCGCCGTACCCGCTTGACCAGAAGGAAATTGAGGTTGCCATCGTCGCTGGGAAGCAGAAGCTTTTCCACAAGCTGCTTAAGCCAACGCTCGCCCAATTGATCGAGCGGGAAAACCAGACCAGCTATCAAAGCGAGTCAATCAGCGATGACGAGGAACAGATCGTCAGTGACGACGAAGGGGCGAATGCCCGACTGTATGACCAGATCGTGACCGGCGCGAAGGGCTACTTGATGCCCGGACAGCCTCGGCAAGCTTCGGAAGAGTGGCGGAGCAAAGACGATGCCTGGGTAAAACTGATTCCCTCTGCCCACAAGTCCCTCGCCGTGCGCTCGATGTACCGTTTCACATGCGAGATTGAAAGAGACGCGATTGAGGAAGAAGGCTTTTTGCTCGGTGAAACCCTTTGGACAGTCAAGCAGACCTTCGGCGATCCGGACGCACCGGCATACGTTGTTCGGCATCATCTCCGGACACCGGACGAAAAGGCCCGGCGCGAATTCAAGGGCAAGGCTTCGCGCGTGAGCTTCAGTAAGGGGACGCGGAAGCAGCGCACTCGGATTGCCACGAACCTGAAAGCCTACGTGGAGCTTTACGACGGGCTGTATTCGGGGATTGATGGCGTGAGCGGAAGCACGTCACTGCCAAATATTGACGCGATTTGGAAGCGCCAGGTGGTTGACTGTCTGATGCGGGAGTTCGATGCGCAATTGTCGGACTGAGTAAAGAGTTGTGCCATTCTCTCGCCGCTCAACTTGAATTTGAAAGAGAGATTAAAGACGCCGGATGCCCGCGCAGTGAAAATTGCCTGGACTCCGGCGTCACACTGGATGATTTCGATGACCCGAAAGACCCACGATACCGCGAGTGGATGCCCAAAGTTGAGCAGTGTAATCACTGCAAGCGCTGGCGCGGCGTCGTTATCGCGCCGCAGATTTCACACTTAATGGCCGAGGCGTTGCGCTTTGACCGACTTGAGAAATACGGCTACGCGCAATCTGTGACGCTTACTCCGATTGATTGGGTGTGCTTGGATGCGCTGGAATTGGCACGCCGGGAGGATGAGCAGGAGCGGCACAAGAAGGCCGCGCAGTTGAGGGCTTTGGAAGCATTGAAGCATCAAGGAAAGTAAATGGCTGCACCGATCCGAATTGAAGTCATCTTGGAACCGAAAGAGATTTCGGCGACCGGCGACAAGATTGCCAAGCAACTGCAATCGGCGCTCGACAGCGGATTAAGTGCCGTCCGTGCGACTGGCAAACGGGTGGGCGATGCGCTCAGCAGCGGTGCTGAGCAGTCCGTTAAGCAAACGGAAGAGAAGATTCGACTGATCCGCGAGCGTGGCATCCAGCAACGGCTTGCTCAGGAGCAGCGTGCGGAAGGACAAATCGCTGTCCTTCGCCAGAAGGCGCTCGCCGACGCCGAACGCGATGCGCGACGCTTTGCGGAAGCCTCAGAGCGTGCAATACGCCGCGCGCAGCCTCCCGACAGCCTGCTGGCGTTCTTCCGGCGATTCTCTTCCACGATTCGCGAAGCAGGCGAAAGTATCCAGCAGGCGGGTGAAGCGACGACCCGGTTACTGACCCGTCCGTTGCTCGATCTTGGCCGCGCGGCAGTAAAAAGCGCAGTGGATATTGACCGGCAAGTCAACGTTCTGAAGGCACTGACTGGCTCAGCAGCCGCCGCAGAGGAACGATTCAAAGCATTGGTGGCCATCTCCGCGCGTTCGCCCGGACTGACAACGAGCCTTGCCGCTACCCTGGATGCGCAACTCCGCACGGTCAATGTCTCAGTCGCGACGATTGACAAAATCCTGCCCGCCATTGGCAAACTGAATGCCGTCGCGCCGCTCGGCGATCCGGCTAAATTCGCAGGGAATCTGACACAGTTGATCACACAAGGCTTTGAGCGTACCGACCTGAAAGAACTGGTTGGCCAGTCGCCGCTTGCGGGTGAATTGATCAAGCAAATCTTCGGCGTAGACAATCCGACGAACGCGAAAGCGATTCGGGAAGCCGCCGCGAAAGCAGGAATTGACACTACAGAAGAATTCTTTGCCGCGTTTGCGAGCGCCGCCGCTAATAACAGCAAACTCGCGGGCGTGACGGAATCCCTCGGAACGCAGTTTGAGAAATTGAGCGACCGCGTGCTGGTCGCGTTGCGTCCGCTGGGGCTGGCTGTGATCGAAGCCCTTCAGCCGATTGTCGAACGTGCGGTGCCGATTATTGAGAAGTTTTCCGAAGGCTTCAGAAATCTGCCGCAGGGCGCGCAGCAAGCAATAATTGTTATCACTGCTCTGGTTGCGGCAATCGGCCCGCTGCTGGTTGCTGTAGGTGCGTTGATTCAAACTTTTGGCGCGGCGGGCAATCTAATCACTGTTATCTCTGCTCTTTTTGGTACGGGTGGTGCGTTCGCTGGGGCGGCGGCAGCACTGGCTGGTTTTGCGGCGGCAATTCCGCCCGTGGCGATTGCACTTGGTGCGCTGGCTATCGTGATCGGTGGCTTGGTGGTTGCCAACGAGCTATTTGGCGAATCCGTCCAAGAGGCAGCAGAAGCAAGCAAGCAAGCAAGCGAAGCCGGATTGCAGCGAGTTGAGACAGGGCAGAAAGAGCTTGACGTGCTGAAGAACTTACGCGAGCAATCCAGTCTCAGCATTCAAAATCAGCAACAAATTCAGGAGGCTTATGATGCCCTGACCCCCGTACAACAGGAGCGCGTGAGGCTTTACGCCGAGGAATCGGGCGGGATAGAGACTACATCCGGCAAACTGACCGGGTTGATTGACCTACTTGAGCAGGAAAACGCTGTTCGCCGCGCCAGCTTGCAAAAAGAGTCCATCGAGCAGGGTGTAAAATTGGCTAATCAGTTGACGATTACGACGGCAAACCTTGAGGCGAACCGGCTTCAAGTTCAGCGGCTTGAAAAAGAGATTGCCGTACTCACGACGAGCCAAGCGGAAGCCGAAAACACAGGTGCGCGCTTTGGCAGAAGTTTGGCTGGGCCGGGTGTTTCGGCAGCGGAAGTGTTTCGGCAGAAAATCGCCGAACTTAGCCCGGAACTGGAAAGGTCCAAAATCGCCAATATTAACAACCAGAAAGAATTGCTATCGCTGGCGACTGCGTTCGATGCAGCGCGAAAGGCGTCTGGTCAAACGACTGAAGAGTTTATCAACAATGCGATTGCGGCCGGTGGACTCGGCGGCAATCTCGACGCGTTGCGGGTAAAACTTGTCCGGCTGGCCACGCTTTCAGAGCCAGAAGGCCCGATTGTTCCGGCTGATGTAGTAGCAAAGGCCAACGCCGACCGGGATAAACGGCTGCAAGACGAACAAAACCGCAGAAGCAAGCTTGCGTCAGGAGCGGGCGGCGGTGGCGAATCGGGTGAATCGAAAGCCCGTCAACTTCGTGAGGCTCAATTACGTTTCACGAAAGAAACTTTGGAGCAGCAAAACCGGCTGATCGAAGACGCCAACCAGCGCGAATTGCGCGCCGTGGAGCAACGTTTCAAAGATGAGGAAATCACGATCCGCGAGTTCTACGAAACGAAAACCGGGCTTGAACAGGCGAATATTGGGAACGCAATCAATCTTATCCAGACGGAGCTACAGGCCGCGAAAGATGCCTTCGACCAGACAAAGCCAAACACGGTGGAGCGAATACGGCTCCAAACGGAAATCAACCGGCTGACGACGGATTTGGAATTGAAAACCCGCGCGTTGACGGATGCGGAGATTGAGAACCAAAACAGATTTCTTGAAGCGGCTAACCAGAAGAAACTGGAATTGTTGAAGCAGACGCAATCGCTAGCCTTGCCGTCCGGCGAGCGAACCGGTGAATTGCCCACGGATCAGATTGCACGCACGCTCAGTCCGACTGAGCAGGATAGGCAGCGGAAAATTAAAGAGGCGAACGATCTGAAACGGGAAGCCAATCTTGCCGACATTGCCGCCGCAAAAGAAGAATTGCAGATTCAGCAGGCGATTGCAGCCGGCACAATCTCCGAAGCCGAGGGCAAAGAGGCCACGCTCGCGATCCAGCGAGAATTGCGCGACGTGCTGATTTCCTCTCTTGAGGCGCAGAAGGCGCTCGAAACCGACCCGGAAAAGCTCGCCCGGCTGAATCTGGAAATCCAGAAGCTCGCCAGTCTGGGACAGCAATTGACGCCCGCCCAGGCGTTCTTCAAAGGGTTGCGCAGCCAGGCGGAAACGACGGCGGAAGCGTTCGAGCGGATTGGGGCCAATCTGAAGGACAAATTCTTGGGCGTTTTGGATTCTGGGATTGACAAATTAACGGCTAAGTTCGGCTTTTTCAAGGATTTAATCGGGGACATTATCAAGTCCCTGACGCGCAAGGTTATCTCCCAATTATTCGGGCTTGGCGGCACTCAGGGCGGTGGATTTCTGGGCGGCGGTGGTGCGCCAAGTGGCGGCGGCTTTAATCTTGGCGGGCTGCTTGGTGGCTTGCTCGGCGGCGGGCAGCAATCGGGCGGTGGTGGTGGCTTCAATATCGCCAATTTGTTCGGCCAGGCGCAGACCCGAAATCCGTCTCTGACGGGCGGATTTGCGGGCGGAAATCCAGCGGCGGCGATTCTGAATCAAACAATCACGCCGGGCGGCGGCACAGGCGGCATTCAGTCTCTTTTCCAAAATCTACTTAGTGGGGGAACATTCTCCGCACCGGCGAGTATTTCGCTCCCCGGTATTGGCGGAACGGCGGGCATTAACCCGAACATCGGGCAAGGCGGCTTTGGCGCGGCCGGTGCCGGATTAGGACAGGCTGGCGCGTTGGCGCAGCTTTTCAAAGGAATCGGTTTCGGCAAAGCGCCCGGCAGTGGCGGCGCACTGGCTGGACTTGCTCCACTGCTCGGCGTCAGTCTTGGCTCATCGCTTGGTTCGGACACCCTCACCAAGATTCTGGGCGGCGTGGCGGGCGGCCTGCTCGGCGTTGGCCTGACGGCGGCACCGGCGATTATTGGCGCTGGTGGCGCACTGTCGGGAAGCTTGGGATTCCTTGCGCCGCTTTTCAGTAATCCGATCACCGTGATTGCGGCGGCGGCAGCGCTACCGGCGATTTTCCTTTTAGGCCGCGCACGGCAGCGGGGAAGAGATGAGCGCTCATCCGGCAACTTCCTGCAAGATGCAATTGATTCGATCCGGGAACTGCGCAAACAAGTGTCTAGTGACCAGATTGACGGGACGCAGGCGCGGAGCACGTTCAATAACGAAATCCTCGCAACATTTATCCAGCAGATCAACACGCTGAAAACAAAATCCGTGCGCGAATCGCGACTGAAGAACCAAGTCGCTGATCTGAAGAAACTGTTTGAGGATGAGGTCGGGCCGGAAATCGAACTTCAGAAGACGCGGGCGAAACGGTTGGTGCAGTTGGTGCCGGAGTTTGCCAATTCCGGTGTGGTTCCTGGCATCTATCGCGGCGTAGACGATACCCTTGTGCGCGCGCACGCTGGCGAAATGTTCCTCAATCGCAACCACCAGCAACAGATTGCCCGGATTGCGGGCGGTGACGTGTTCCAGCGCGTTGGTGTACCGGATGCGCCTTCCTTCGACCGGGGCGGGACACAGACGCTTCAATTCGGCGGGACTGTGCAAGGTGGTGGCCAAACCGCTGGGCCGCTGGTGATCAATGTCGGCGAGGTTCGGTTGATGGTTTCACCGGACGACGCAACGCAGATTTTGTTTATCGGCGCTCGAACGGACGACGGACAGGAAGTGATTGTGAATGCTGGCCGGGCGGGACGGCGCAGCGGTTTGTAGGTTTTCTCTATATCTGTGGTGGCAAACGCGGATTGGAGAAGAAAGGCCAGCTTTTTACGGCTGGCCTTTTGTTATATCAGGAAAGGTGGAATTGTTCGCCGATTGAATTCTGGCCGCCGCCTCAGAAGGCGAGATGACGCCTTCACGCATTTGCTCTTCTGCATCTTCGATCAAAAATTCCATCGTACCATCAGGCAGGATTTCCAATTCCATTCCACACTTGGCGTTCTTCCACTCAAATTGAAGCCCTCCACCCGGCACGGGAAAAATCTGCGGCGCAGGTATGCTGAATTGGCTAAGCTGCTCAACCAAGCTGGCAGCCTGTCGAATTGCGGGAGATTGAATTGGTCGGCTGCCGTACCCATCCCAATTTTCGGGTAGCTTGGAGAGGTCAGTCAATTTTCTGAAAGACTCTCTGATCCAAGATTGGGCATCAAACAAAGCCGTGACTCGTTCCCATTGGGAATTGCGAGGATTGAAGTTCGCATTGCGTCTAATAGTTCTATTTGTAAGCACTGCGAGCATAATTATTGTTTCCTTTCCCAAACCTGGTGCATTTTAGCAGATGTAAAATCGCTGAATCCACGAACAGCCCATTCATGACCTAATTCAATCGCTTCCATCACTTGGGCGGAATCAGCAGCCATAGGTATAACCATTGCAGTAACTGTGAACTGAATCAATTCCTTGCATCGGGATGTAGGCTTGAAAATACCCGGACAGGCCGCGCGTACCTGTCACTCGAATAGCCACAGCGCGCGAGCCATAGCGTTTGCGGGCGATGGTGTTCGCCCGCGTTTCAACAGTTGATTTAGCCATAAACCTCCTCTTCGATGTGGGTTGGCCAATTCAGGGTGAAGTTTTTATTTTTGTTATCAATGAACCATTTGGCCTGTGTTTGGCCAGTGATCCACGTGGCAATCATTCCCAGGCCGCGCAGGTTGCGCTCATCACTGTCCATCGCTTTTTCCTGCTCGATCTGAAGATTAACCTGATCCATCATATTCTTTTTGATCTGTTCCGCCCATTCAATTTGTTTTTCTGATCCGTTCATTTCTGAAATCTCCTTTGTTATTTGTTTTCCAACGCCCCGAATACTACTCGCAGTAGCGCGCATCCGTCAAGCGCAAAGTGCGCCTTCTTGTATTATTTTATTTTCTGTCCGTCTGCGGTATGCTCCCCCTGCCACCACATCACCGCTCCAATCCGCGCATAGATTACTATGCCGCGAAATCTTCCAATTGGCCTACAAGAAGCCCTCAAGCGAAGCACGCTGGAAACGCACAGCACGCTCGAATTGACGTTGTTCAACGACGCGACCGGCGCGGATACCTACTACTTCGCAACCGCTCGGCTGACAATTAACGGCGTTCTGCACTCGCCGCAACTCCGCAACACGGAAGCCCTAAAATCTTCTCTCACCCGCTCAGTTGACCGGACATCTATTGACCTGCAAAACGTTGATACAATCCTGGGGATTGATCTGGTCAACGCGGCGGACTCTTTCTACGGCGCTCGCGTCCGCTTTGGCCGCTACTGGCGGGATTACGTCAGCGGCGCGGTGTTTCACAAATACCTGCTGACCGGCGCCGTGGTAGGCGTGGATGTCAATGAGCAGGTTGCCCGGCTGGGGCTGGTTTCCGACGCCTACGCCGCACTGAATGTCGGCGCTTATCAACCCGTCGTCCGAAACTGCCGCGCGGAAGTAGTTGGCGGGTATAAAGGATTTCTGTGTGGCTCGACAAGCCCGCTGCCAACGTGCGGCTTCATCCTCACGGATTGCGAAGCTCGGCACTCTGGCACGGATCACCGGGCGAAGTTCGCCGGATACGCATATATCAAGGATCAGGCTTCGATTGCGGGAGCCGTTGGACTCGCCCAGCCCGCGAGCGCACAGCTTGTCCGCACGTCAGACGGCGTGACGACAACCAGTTATTTGCAGCAGGCCGCAACAACGTTTCTGGGCGCAAGCGTGACGACGGATGCGGCGAATAACCAACTGATCGTTGATGTGACCGGCGCGGGCCGCGCGTATGCCATCCACGCAAAAGCCGACTTCGGCGCGGTCGGTGATGGCGTTACGGATGACACAACGGCAATCCAGAACGCGATTGACAGCAGCCAGCTTACGGGCCGCGCGGTTTATCTGCCTGCCTCAACTTACTATGTGCCGGGTGGCCTGACGGCAGCCGGTGACGTGCAGATATTTGGCGACGGTGACAGTAAGACGATTCTCTACAGTGACGCCAACGTCACTATTCTGGATTGCTCGGCAGCCAGTTTCCGCAGCGGTCACGTTCACAGTCTGAGAATTCGCGGCGACAAGAGCGCGGGCAGTTCGCAGATCGGCCTAAAAGTGGACGGGCCGACCGATATGCTGTTCGCCAACTTCCACGATCTGACCATCGAGCAGTGCGGCGGAAGCGGACTGTATATCGGCACGGTGTTTTCCGCAGTTTTCAAAAGCATTTTCAGCGATGACAACGAAGGCTGGGCAATTGAAATTGATTCCGCCAATATGCCCGCTCTGTATCTGGAAAATGTTTACCCCGGCGTCATCAGCACATCGCATCCAGCGGGCTTCCGCATTCGCGCGGGCAATGTCACGCTGATGGTTGCGAACGGCGTCAATAGCGTTCCGGCTAGCGCGTGGATTGCGATTCTCGGCAAGAAGAATGGTCTTTATGGCGATTCCTCAGACGGCGCGGCGTTCGCGCATTTCATCGGCACGAACTTTGAGAGCTACAACGCGGGCGCGGTTTATCTGCTCCGAAACTCCGAGGCGAAATTCTCTGGTAAGTGCACCTTTGCCAAGCATCACATCAGCACAACGCTGAGCGGTTCGATCAATAACAGCGTCACGACGGTTCCCTGCACTGGCAATCTGACAACGCTCAATTTTCCGGCGTCCGGCACGGTCGGCGAAATTGTTGTTGAGGAAGGCGGGAATATTGAGCGAATGGTTGCCGTTAGCCGGACGACCAGCGCATACACGGTCACGCGCGGCACACCCGCCTTCAGCTTCACGTCAGCGGCGACGGTAACAAGCGCACACAGCGTCGGGCTGCAATATGATCTCGATACGGTGGGCAACTTCCCGGCTTTGTTCGGACGCGGCTCAATTGACGATGAGTGCAATGTGCAGGATTTGAATGGGCTGCGCTATTACTATAAGCAAGCCTTCGTCCACGCCAACGACATCCCGCGCGTCAAGACGCAAGGACAGGGGCCGACGATCAGCGGTAGCAGCGCGAAGGTTACGGAGTTCTGGAACACGACGACCACGCGGCTCGAAAAACTGTTTCGTGGCGATGACTTCATGCCGACTGAGGCGATTACCGGCGCGAAGACATACAACAATCCGGGGCCGCGAGCTATCGCTTGTAATTTCAGCGCAGGTGCAACGGTCACGCTCTGGTCAACCGTGTGGGAGCAGCACACGCCCCGTCCGATCATCGTTTACGACAAAGCCGGAAACGCGGCGAGTAACAACATCACGATCAACGCGGCGGGTGGGGAGTCAATCAACGGCGGCAGCCTGACGATCAGCCAGAACTACGGCGCAGTGATTCTGATGCCGGACTACTCCGCGACTGGCTGGCGCGTGCTGGCCAGTTATCCGACCGTCGCCACGCTGACCAATACCTACGTCGGCGTTGGCAACGGCTCGAATATACTTTCCGGCAGCGCGCAATTGACGTTCGACACCACGACGCTGCAATTGAGTAAAGCAGGCGGCAATCCGTACATATTCATCACGGACACGGCAAACACGATTGACGTGCGGATCGGAACGCTCGCGGGTGCGCCAGATCGGGGCATCATCGGCACTATGAGCAGTCACCCCTTTGTTCTGTACGCGAACGGAAACGCAAGCTGGGGATTGGATACGTCAGGCCACTGGTTGCCCTACGGCACAACGAACACGCTGAATATTGGCAGCAGTAGCGCACAAGTCGCGTCCGTCACACTTGGCGGGAGCGCGGTGTTTTATGAGCGCAGCGCACCAAGCACACCCGCCGCTAATAGCGTGGCGCTTTACGCCAAAGATAAATCCGGCGTTTCCAACTTGTATTGGAAAAACGACGCGGGAACGGAATATGACCTGAGCGCAGCGGGCGGCGGTTCGGGTGATGTTGTTGGTCCATCGTCGGCAACGGATAACGCAATCGCGCGCTTCGATTCCACAACCGGCAAACTGATTCAGAATTCCGGCGTCTCGCTCAGTGACCTTTCCAGTAACACCTACACCGAGGCGGCGGTTGCCCCAGCAGTAGCGGGAACCAGCACAGCGGGAATTCACTTCATCTCGCGCGCCTCTGACGCCGTGGCGGGCAACGTGACGAATGGCGCGGCAGCGGGCGGTGATTGGTCAGCGATTGCGGGCGATGCCAAGCGGCTAAATACCGGCAATGCAAATGGCGGAAACGTCTACCTGACGCCCGGCGCGTTGATTGGTTCCGGCTCCGATGGCCAGGTCATTATTGGCCGCAACGGAACAGGCGCAGTTCCCGCGATTACATGGGCAGGCGCAACCAATTCCGGCATCAGCAATTTCAGCGGCGGAATTCAGTTTACTTACGCGGGATCAAATAACGCCGCGATCACGGCGAACGGTGCGAAGTTTTCCAGCAATGGCCGCGTTGCGTGGTCGGCGGATACTACAACGTTCGGAACCGAAGATTTGTCTATCTGGCGGCACGCAACGCTTGTCGCGCGCATTGGCGGCGATAATACCGGCGCGGTTGCGGGTAAGCTCTTTGTCAGCCGGTCGGATAAAACAATGGTCGGCTGGCTTACGGTTGACGGTGACACGGCCAACACAAACGCCGTGGCGGATGTCGGCGCGATTGGCTTGGACTCCACCGGCACAGCGGCAGCGGGGCTGGGTGCGCAACTCCAACTCACGCTCGAAAGCAGCACGACCAATCAGCAGCAGGCCGCTGGGATTGCTTGGGTTTGGACGACGGCCACGCATGCAAGCCGCACAGCGGATTTGTTTTTCAGCACGGTCAACAGCGCGACGGTTGGCGAGTCCTTCCGGCTGGTTGCGGGCGGCGCATGGCGCACACCGGCTATCGCTGACCCCGGTTCGCCAACGAACGGCGATACTTGGCGCAGCAGCACGCGCAACGCCATCTCAACGCGCGTCAGCGGCCAGACGGAAGATTTCAGCACAACGATGTGGCGCAGTAGTGCGCAATCGTCCTTCGATACGACAACGACCGCAACGAGCGTGATCAGTAATACCGGGGTGGGAACGAAAACGATTGCTGCTGACCGGCTGGTTGTCGGGAATCAAATTCGGATTACAGCGGGCGGTGTCTACGGTTCAAAGGCGAGCAGCGCGGGAACGCTGACCTTGCGTGTTCGCACCGGCGGCACGACAATGCTGACGGCGGTTTTCACGATACCGGACGGGGTGGCGGATCAGGTGTGGAGTCTCGAGGCGGTCGGGGCGCTGAATACGGTCGGATCGTCCGGCGTGATTTATTGGCGGCTGGCTTGGCTGATGACGGATTCGAGCGGCGTCGTGTATATGATGAATTACACGGTCAACAGCACCACAATCAACACGACGACAAGCCGCGTGCTGGATATAACTGGCCAGTTTTCCGTGAGCGATGCAGATAATTTTCTGCAAACGGACAACGCGATGATTGAAGTTCTCGCGTAAGCGAACCAGAAACCGCGCCGACCAATGGGGAGCGGCGCGGGCCAGCGGCGATGGCCAGGGATGCCCGTTGCCGCTGGCACCATTCAAAAGTGGAAAGACGAAATTTCATTCTCGGCGCAGCGATAGAGGCCAGACGGCGGCGGAAAACTAAGCCTGCGCCTTCCCTGTTCACCGAAGACGACAGGCGGCAACTGCTCAAGGCGTTCTCTGATAACTCGATCAGGACGGAACTTGAGCGCCGACTGCTTTCCATTTACACGGTTGAGGAGTTGGAGATGGAAGCGCGGCGGCGGGGGCTGCGAGAATAGAAAAGCCCGCCGATTGCGCGGCGGGCAGGGACTGAAGTGCTCAATCAATTACCAAATTCGATCCGGCGACGGGATGGCGAGCTTACGGCCTCCGCCTTCAGGCCTCACTTGATCAATCTTGCGGACTTGTTTCAACCCGGCTTGCAAGTCGGCAGCCGTAACGTAGCCCAGATCGTTGCCGCGAGTGTAGCCAACATAATTCCAGTTAGCGTTGGAATCCTTTGACGTGCTGGAACCTTTCGTGAATCCGTTGATTGTTTGTGGAAAATCTGAATATTTCACTTCTGCGTCTCCTTTGTTGTTTTTTTTCGTCAGCGTTATTGCTAACGTGAGTGCATATTACCGAAAGAGCGCGCATCCGTCAAGCACTATTTTCGCTTTCTTGTATTAAATATTTTATGAGCCTTCTATCAGACATGCATGATCGGCTTGGGGAGGTCAGCGGTTCCGAAACTGGTTATGGCCAGACCGCCAACCCGGACGGTACGACCACCGAAGCTCCACGCTTAGATCAACTGGTCAACGGGATTGCCGGGGAACTGGCCGAGGCATTCGGCGAACACCTTGTGCAGGGCTATTTGATTGCCACCAAGCACGACGACGGTCCGCCGCCGTCCAGCCGTTTTATCCAGGCGCTTGGCGCGGGCGAGTGGGATTCCACAGTTGGCGCTTGGTACGCGGGCGATCCAATTGACGAATCACCGGACGATACGACGCCGGGCTACCACTTCCATCCCGGCACAATCAGCACCGGAATCGCTGACCCGGTTCAGGGCGTGGATTCCTTCCTGCCGGACGGCATCGCCTACAACGGCACGGCTTACGTCGCGGTTCTATTGCCTGAGAAATACTCGGTGGAAGACACGCCGGGCAAGTTTATTGGACGGTACAGGTGCAAGAAAATCTGGGATTATGATCTTCAAGGCAACCCGCTGAATTATGCCTACTCGTTCAATCCCGCGGATGTAGCCGTCCACCATATTCGACGAAGCTACGACCTGAAATATCCCAATGACCCCGCCTACGCCTACCAGCTATTCCGTGATCGGGTGAACTGGGCGAGCTATACCGAGTGGTGGAATTACAACGCAGCCTTGATCGAGTGGGACGACGGAACGAGCGTGAGGAATATTCCCCGTTTCGAGTGCCATCTTGCATTTACCGGTGCGGTTGATCTTGGAGCCGCGCTTGACCAGATTTGTGCGTGCGCTGGTGCGTTCTGGCAGGACGACGGGGAGCAATATTACTTCGTGACGCCCGCGCCGCATGACCCGATTCACCATTTCCACTATGACCCCACCACGCCCGCGAAAAGCAATATCGTCAGCGGTTCGGTGAGCGTGACCCCGACCGATATTCGGAGTCGACCGAATTATCTGGTGGCGAAATTCCGCAACCTGGACGACGAATACTTGGGCGGAACGGGCAGTGACCCCTACTCGGCGACCGTCGCCAAGCGGAGCAACCTGATTTCAAAGATTGGCATCGTGAAATCGGAGCGTGTGCTTCCGAATATGCGATACAGCCAAGCACAAAGATTGGCTGAGCGGCAGTTGCGGATCGAAGCCGACAATCCGCGCATCGTGACACTGAAAGGCGACGGAACGAGCCTGCACGTCCTCAAAGGGGACTACGTTTCAATCACTCACCCGATCTTGGACTTTGTTTATCAGAAGGCTTTGGTATTGAGCACGTCGGTTGATAGCGCGGAGAAGTCGGCAGATGAAACGGAGTTCAGTCTTTTGCCTTTTAACGAGGAACTTTACTCAGATAAGGACCAAAAAAAGATTCAGGAGTCACTGGAACCGTAATGCGAAAACTACTCTTTACCTTTATCATTGCCCTTCTACTAACGATTGCCGCAGATGCTCAGTGGCGACCGTGGCCGACCGAACGCAAGCAACTTGAGCAAAGGAGTGTGGCAACAGTGACTGATATTTACCCGGCTTCCATCCGAATCTTTCCCAAAGATGTGCAGACGTTTACCGTGCGCAGCGTGCCGCCTCCCGTAATCTGGCGCACGTTTACGAACGTCACGCTTGAACCAGACCAGACGCTTGAGCGCATCACGTCCGGGCTGTTCGGCGCACTGATCGAGCCGCGTGTCCACTCGGGGATTGCTGGCGTGTTGTGGACAATCACGCCGGATATGATCCCGTCAACGGGCGGCACAATTCAGTTCCAATTGTTTGGCGTTGGCACGCGATTGCCAACGCATATGTTGCGCGTCGAAGCCGGGCCGACCTCAACCGTCGTGAAGGATGAAACCGGCTCGACGATTGACACCGTTAGTCACACGATTGCGGGCGGCGATACCTATTATTTAGAGGTCAGCGGAAACATCTTTCGGCTGGCAATCAATGGCGTCACAGAGACAATTTACGAAGTCACATCTCCCACGGAGTACCCGATTCGGGCCACCGTGTTTGGTGATAATTCTTTTGTCAGTAGTCCGGCCATCATCACGCCGCCAACATTCACCGGCGCGTGGAATTTAGTTGCAAGTGATACGTCGGACACCAATTGGACGGCGGAGGGCGGCACGCTCGACGATTCGACCGATACTTGGCAGGTTCAGTACACGGCGGGCGATATGCCGGGCATCTATCAGATTGCCGCTGAAATTGGCGATGAACCCCAGCAAACATTTTATGCGACGGTGATCATTGAACCCTTGTCCGTGCTTGGCCTGACGGACATTACGCTTCAGCCCGGCCAGAAATATACGATCCCGACCAACTACGACTCGGCGCAAAGCAAAATTGTAACGTGGTCCGTCGCCAGCGGCGGCGGGAGTTTTACGGGCAGCGAATACACGGCAGCGACCGCGCCGGGCGATTCTGTGCTGGTGGCGGCATATGGCGACCAGGAAGTATCCGTGACGGTTCACGTTCCGGTGGTGATGGAGATTGAAAACCCGGCTTCCGTGGCCGTTACCGCCGCGAAGCTTGGTGAGGTCTTGACGCTGAGCACGAACATTGCCAGCGGCACGATCACTTGGAGCGCCGACCGGGGAGTGATTACCGGCTCGCCGGGTGCAACCGTGACCTGGACAGCGCCAAACCAGCGGCTTGACGGCGACCAGGCACCGATTATCACGGTTACAAATAGCACGGTGACGTTGACGCAGGTCATCCCGGTACTGAAGCACTTCGCCTACGATCCGACCCAGCCAAGTACTTGGGAGCGGATTAAGGACGTGCTGGTCAGCAAGGCGGAAGATCGAAGTCGGTCATCGCGCGTCAAGAGCTACAATAATCAGGCGTATGAGGCTTACGAATTCCAGTTTGTGAATCGTGGACTCGCTGAGGCGACGGCGGTTGAGGATTTTTCGGATGAACACTACCCGCAGTTACGATTCATTTACGAGGACAAGTACCGCACGCGGCGGAAGGTGGTCTATCTGGACAGCCCAATTAAGACGCAAGCGTATGCGCGGTGTGCGTTCATATACAGCCTGCGACTCATCGAGGGTTAATATAAAGTTGCCAATTTCGGTATATCGTGTTTTCGTGAACGCCAAAATATGATGCGCAATCCCTTTTGCTCTTTCCGTT